CCCGTTCCCCATTCCCCTCATAGCATCCCCACGACTTTCATTACTTTGACGATCAGGGCGAATCCGCCCCCCGCCACGAAGCCCTGTACGGTGCGCCCCAGCCAGAGTATGCGGTCGAATTTCTTCACCCTGTCGGAGGTCTTGCGCTGGCAGTCCACGACCGCGATCATCGCGAGGGTGAGCGCGTCCATTTTCGCGTCGGCCGTCTTCGCCGATTTCAGATTGGCCGTCAGCGTATCTGCAAGCACCTGGTCCATTCTAACCCCCTATCTTTTCGCGGATCCTGTCAATGGCGTCGATAAACGCCTGGTAGATTGCCTTTGTCGTCGGGAGCGCGGCGGCGTCGCGCTTCTGGACGTATTCCGCGCGGCGCTCGTCAAGCGCGGCGGAAACGTTGCCGATGCGGTTGGTCGCGTCCGCGTATGCCGTGCGCCACTGGTCCGCGACGATCTGGAGCGGGTTGCGCTGCTCCGCGCCGGTTATCGTGTGGAGATAGTTGGTTACTACGGCGGGCGCTTTGGTGTCGGGCCTCCCGTTCCTGTACCACGTCGTAATCACCGCGCCGGGGATGGTCGTAGTGTCGCGGCTGACGGCTATGCGCCGGTTCTCGAAGAACGAGGACTGGGATTTGGTTAGGACGGCGCCGCGCACGGCAAGGGCCGCGAGCGACATCAGGGCGACGAGTGCTAGGCGTTTCATTCTTCGGGTTCTCCTTTGCAGAAGCCATTGTCGAAATACAGGACGGCCCCGGTGAGGCCGTTTGTGACAAAGCCGGTGAAGAGCGGGGCGGAATTCATCGTGAGCAGAAGATCGCCGAAATCAAATCCCGTCGGCCCGCCGAGAATGTCGTTCGGCATGTCAAGGCAAGTCTCGCCCTGCGCCCATGCCGGACGGACGACGGTGCAGACGTGGCAACCCTCCCACGTGCGCCCGTTGTGGGTGACGGTGACGGTGTTCGTCCAGTCCGTCCATTCCACCTTGTTTGTCGCGGCGCGGTCGTACGTCTCGTACACGACGAAACGGTTGGGCGCGAGGCTTATCTCCCGGTTGTACCAAACCCACTGCGTATCGTTCGTGCCGTCCGATTGCGTTTTGACGACGTAGGCGGTGAGGTTGGAGCGCGTTGTTTCCGGCGCGACGGCGAGCGCAAGGGCTATCGCGTTCGTCGCGGCGTATGCGGAAGCGTCCGTCAATACGCGGACGGCGTTCGTCATGGCGTCGTTTGCCGCGACGCAGATTTCGGCGGCGTGTTCCGCGGCCTCGCCGGTCGCGGCTTCCCGCGCCGCGTCGCCTACCTTGCCGCCGTCATTCAGGATCTCGCCGGTCGCGACGGACTTCATCACGACGCGCCGCGCCCATGCCGGTTCCTCGATGGTCTCGGATGTGATTACGATGTTCGTGGCACCCGCGCGGTCTTGCGCCGCGAGAGGAAGTGCCGAACACAGCCCGAACGTCAAGGCAACCGATGCGAGGCGGATTATGGTGGATTTCATCATTCGCCCTCCGTGTAAGTCGAAATCACGCGCCACTGCCAGGATTCGCCGACAGTGAAGCCGTAGTACGCGAAGTAGAGCGACGATGTTTCGCCGACGGTCTGCCATTCGGCATCGCCGGGATGCCGCCTCTGCACCGCAAACTCCACGGCTTGCGGGTCGTCGCACGTCCATTCTATTTCGACGTATGCGGACGTCGCATGGAAAGCCTGTATTTCGATGCCCGCCGTTTCGACGATGACGGCAGGGGTGTCTATGCCCGCCCACCAGTAGCGGTTCGTCGCGACGTTGCCCGCCGTCGCGAACGCGAGGACGTTTGTTGCCAGTCCCGCCGTTACGGTTGCGTTGCTCTTCACGAGTTCCCGCCAATTCTCCGTCTCGGCGTTGCGCACGGAGACGGGTGTCAACGTGCTGACGTTTCCGGCGGTGAAGCGTACTTCGACGGAGGTGACGTCGTTCGTCGGATCGTATTCCGTGAAGATCCCGGCGAGGGTAATGCCGTCGTCCGCGCCCGCGTTCTGGACGGGCTTCATCGCGGCGTATGCGAGCGCGACGGAAGCCGCGATTATCAGCGCGGCCTGCGCGTCGCGCTTCGTCCGCGAGAAGCGGCGCATCATGTCGCGCACGACGGGAATGAGCGTCGCGCCCGCGAGGACGGCGAACAGCACCGCGCCGAGAAACAGGCACGACGCGCAAAGCCCCGCTTGGATTTCCTCAATCATTCTGCGTTACCCCCGTCAATACGCCGCCAGTGAACGAGAGCGTCTTGTCGCCCCAGACGAGTTCGCCCGTGTAGCCGCCGGTCACGCCGTTCGGCAGATCGAGCGTCAGGCCGTCGCCGCTCGGCGTGTCGCCTATCGCCTTTATCCAGAGGAAGTACGAGGTCGTGCTTTGCGGATTCGGGATTGTCGCGGTCATGGTGTAGTAGCCCGCGAACGTCTGTCCGGAATAGGTGCGCGATTCCGCATGGTAGACTGGCGAGGTCGTGTTGGAGTCGGCGAGCTGCTCGAAATCCTCCTTGCCGTTTACGAGATTGTCGAGCGTGTTGCGGACGTAGACGAGCGGCTTGGAGGTGCCGAGGTTCGCGGTGGTTACGTAGTCGATTTCCACGACGATTCGTGCGGCGGACTTCTCCGTCCAACGCGCTTCGCAGATGCCGAGAACGTCGTTATCCGTGAAGATGACGAGCGCGGCGAAACTGTCGGAGAAACCGGAGCGGTAGATTACCACGTTGTTCGACATGATGTTCGACACGACGGCCTGCAGCGCATTGGTGACGACCTGCGCGGTCTGTTGCGCGGCGGTCGCCTTCTGCTCCGCGATCTGGACCTTGACGGCGTTCGTGGCTACGTCCGCGACGGACGCGACGCCCTCGACGTTGAGGTTGCCGCGCTGGTCTACCATCAGCACCGTGTTGGTGACGTTCGCGGCGAAGGCGCTGGCCGCACACAGCGCGGCGATCAATGCAATGAGGCGTTTCATCGTTTCAGTTCCCCGCATTGAGGTTTACGTTCGTAGTGGCCTCGTAGGTGAGAGAGCCGTTGCGCATGCGCGGCGTCCACCAGATCTGAAGGTCGCTGTCCCAGATACCGCCGAGCGACAGGTCGCGGACGATGTTGGTGACGGCCTGCGGCGAAGTCGCCCCGACGTCGGCGGCGGTGGCGGGGATGGCCGGCTTGTTTAGGATTTGCGCGGGGCCGCTCGCGGCGTTCCAGTCCGCGTTCGTGTGCGCCGGAATGTCTGTGAGGTAGGCGAAGGGGTAGTAGATGTCGTCGTCTGTGTTGGCTTTGGCCCAGCGTCCCGAAGTCTCATCATAATCCAAGTACCAATATGTGTTGACGACGCTTTGGAGCCTGTACGCGGTGTTTGCGTCGCCAGCTTCTTGTGCGAAGCCGTCAAATATCCATTTTGTGTTGATATAGTTCCTTCTGATTGAAGATGTTTTGGTGGTCACGCTGGCGTAGTCCGGCGGGAGCGGCGCGGTGGATGCCATCGCCCAGGCGGGAACGTTGGGTATCTCGGAGAGGTAGGCTATGGGAGTGTAGTGTCCGTTCTCGCAATCTAACACCGCAAAACGAAAATCGTAAACATCGTCGTACGTCAATGCCCACTGCCTGTCGGGGGAAAGGATATTGTCGGCACTGTGCGCCCATCGCACTTTGCCTGTCGTCGCGAGCGCGTTTGTCGCGGCGACGGTGAGGTTCGTCGCGGCGAGCGCGGCGGTCGCGACGGCGTTTGTCGCTTGCGCGAACGCAAGCGAGCAGGACGCGGAGAGCGCGGCGCTTGCGCTGGCGGTGTAGTTTGTGGCGGCGCGAGATGCCGCGTCGGTGTAGTTTGTCGCGGACTGCTCGGCCGCGCTTATCGCGGCGGCGGTGTCGGCGGTCGTGGCGAGCCCGGTGAAGCTGGCGTTCGTCACGACCGTCGCGGTGTCGATGTCCAGGTCGGCGAGGCGCGCGGTCTGGACTTCGGCCGCCGGGAGCGAAAGCGCCGCGAACGCGAGCGCGAGCGAAACGAGCCGCGCCCCGAGCGTCGCCGCGAGAGACTCCACCGCCTGTTTAAGGTCCGCAATCGTGCCCGTCTTGACAGCGACTTCCGCGAAGTCGCTGTGCTTCACGTCGCCGCCGCCAGGCGCGACCGGTCCGATCGCGTATACCTTGCCGCCGGGGTAGAAGTCCCCCGCATCCCGTCTGTCGTCGCGTTCGCTCATTGCGCCTGCACTCCCTGGACGCCTGTGCGTCCGATTTCCGCGTTTTCGCCGTACTGCGTGACCATCTGCTGGAGCGCGGCGATCCAGCGCTGGTAGTTGTCCTGCGCGAGCGGGGGCATCTCCGCGATCGCGTCGGGGTTTTCCTGCTGCATCTTCTGGTGCCACTCGAGACGCGCCTCGTAGTTCCAGCGCCCGTCGGTGTCCATGCGCGGCATCAGCCCCGCCTTTATCTTGACGAAGTTCTGCTCCTCGTCCGCGACGTCGTCCGCGATCAGCTGGTCGGCGGACTTCATCGCGGCGGAAGGAATGTCCGGGAACATCATCGAGAAGATGTAGCGCGCGACGGGTTCGGTGTCGATGACGCCCTTGCGGTCTATGGATTGCAGGATGTTCGCGGCGGCGTTGGCCTTTTCGATGAGCTTGGAGTTGTCGAGGTTCGTGGGGTCGAGACGCAGCGTAAGCGTGAACTTGCCGCTCACGTCCTGCGCCTTCACGCCGCGCACGTCGTCCGTCTCGGTGGCGCGCATGACGTACTCGTCGCTGGCGTTGTCCTGCACGACCTCGAGAAGCAGCACGAGAAAGTCGCGCCACTGCGCGAGGAACCATTGCATGAACTGGCGGCGGCGCTCGGATACGTCCGTCTCGCCGTTGGAGACGCCGAGGTACTTGAGAAGGTCGTCGTAGATCTTCTGCTCGGCCTCCTTCGCGGCGGCGGGGTATGCGGGCGGCTGCATGAAGGTGAGATCGTCCGACGCGCCCATGTTCACGACGGCGAAGGGTTCTATGAGAACGTTGCGGACGCGCGCGCCCTTCGCCTTTACGGGCGGGAGGGAGCCGACGATCGCGTTGTTCGCGGCCATGTCGCGTATCGACTTCGCCGCGCCCTGCGCGGGCGCCGCGATTTCGGCGATTCCCCGGGAGTTCGTGATGTTCGCGTCGCGTACCTCGCGGCGGAAGATCGCGGTGTTCCACTTGCCGCGGCGGGTGCGGATGACGCGCTTGCCGAAAGCGGAGCCGTCCGCCTGGGAAAGCACGACGACGTAGCGGGTCGTTTCGCCGCGTTCGTTCGTCTCGGCGAAGTAGCACCAGACGAGATTGACGAGATCCTTGACGTCCTCGCGGACGGTGTAGCCGGTCTCGTTGAACATCTCGAAGCCCTTGTAGTTCAAGGTGTCCTCCACCCAGTCGGGGTCCCAGTCGAATTCCGCGACGCGTTCGCGCAGCTGGGATTCGGTTACCCACTCGGACTTGAACCAGGGCGAAGCGTAGTCGAAATCCTCGGTTACGCGGGGGACGCAGAAGTCGCGCATGTAGCGCAGGGCCTTTATCTCCGGGCCCTCGTTCTGGCCGACGACGACGAGCGCCTCGCACTCGCCGTCTTCCGCGAGGGCGTCGATGACGGCGTCGGCGTCCTCGTCGCGGACAGCCTTCGCGCCGACGAGCCATGCGCGTACGCCGTCGCGCGGGGATTCGTTCGCGAGCGCGGCGGTCCATTCGATCGCGGCGTCGTCGCGTCCGGCCGCGCCCGAGGCTTCCATTGCGGCGGCGTATTCGCCCTGGAGGGATTCGGCGTCGAGGACGGCGACGCCGAGGGTCGCGCGGCGGCGCCAGGAGACGTCGAGAGCGGCGACGGCGGGCGTGTCGCATAGCATGAAGTGGAGCATCGCCATGACCTGCGACTGGCCCGCCGCGCCAAGACGGGAGAGGGTACCGGAAAGGAGTTGCTTCAGGGCGCGCGCGCGCTCGACGCCTGCGGGGTCGCCGCCGCAGGAGATGTCCGTCTCGGCGGAGGAGATCGCGATCATGACGAGAGAGAGATACTCCTGGAAGATCGTGTCGCCCCAGCGCAGGCGCTGGTCGCTCGCGCCGTCGAAGGGCCAGGCGGCTTCGGCTTCGGAGTCGCGGCGCAGGCCGCTCGGGTCGGCGCCCGGCCATTCGCAGTCGAAGGCGTTCTCGCAGCGTTCGCGGCGCCCGAGGGCGTCGTAGTCGGCGACGAGCGTGTGCCAGTAGTCAAGATCCTCGAGGAGTTTCGAGCGCTCCTCGTCGGAAAGTCCGAGTTGGGTGCCGATCCTGCGCATGGCCTTACCTTTCCAGCATGAGGATTGCGCGTCCGCCGTCGAAGTAGGAACCGCTGGCGGACAGCCTGTCGTCCGGGAAGATGAGGACGTTGTTCAGGTTCGTGAGGGTGAAGAAGAAGCCGCCGTTCACCGTTCCCGAGTAGATGTTGTTGGTGACGGTGCGCGTTATGGAGCGCACGACGTCGTTAGTGAGCGTGAGCGAACCCGATTCGACGCGGACGGTCCAGTTTGTGTACGAGACGGTTTCCGGGACCTTGTTGGTCGTGACGACCATTCCCGGCCATTCCGGGAAAGCCGGGGTGTCGTTTACGGCGGAGGCGTACTCGTTGGACTCGACAACGCCCGCGCCAAGGTAGCGGGTCCGCCAGACGGTGACGTGATCGTTGGTGACCTCGTGGTAGAGGTTCGTTTCGATCTCGACGTAGACGGGCGTCGTCGTCACGCAGGTTTCCGTCCAGCGGTACGTGAAAGGGGAAATCTTCTCGACCTTGACCTGACCGGAGTTGTTGGTGGACGACACCTGGAGCGCGACGGCGCGGGAAGGGTACTGGATGTCGCGGACGTCGTTCTTGAAGAGCGTGACGGCATCGAGGCCGGCGGAGGCGGCGACGGAGAGGACGGCGAAGAGCGCCGCGAAGAGGGACTTTCTCGTGTTGTGCATTGTCTACATCCTTTGACAAGTTGAAGATAAAGCCGGGGCGGGCGGCGGAGGACAGCCGATGAAGGTCCGCCCGCCCCGGCGAGGGAAGCGTAGTCCGCTGTCAGCCCGCCGCCTGGAGGACGCGGAACTGCGAGAGCGGGTTGCGGCACGCGAGACGCAGAATCGCCTCGTGGAAGCCGCGCTCGCCGCCGCCGCGGTTCGGGAGCATCCTCTTGCGCATCGGGACGAGCGTGTCGACGGACCAGAACTCGGGCCTGATGAAGGCGCCGGAGTAGTGCTGGACGTTGCCGATCGAGACCGTCGCGCCGTTGTCGCCCATGGAGCAGCCGAGGTGGTTGCAGAGGAGCGTGCGGACGGAGACGCCGTCGTACGAGAACTCGTCGCAGATGAGCTCGAGCTTGCGGGTCTTCGGCTCGGTGCGGCGGATGACCTGATCCATGCCGGAGACGGTCTTCGCGTGGCCGAGCCAGTCGGACATGAGCTGCTTGAGCTTGAGGCCGACGAGACCGGTGAGCTGGAGATGCTCGTCGCCGGACTCGAGCGCGGCCTTGACGAGCTCGGCCTTGAAGAGCAGCTCGTTGAAGTAGGTCGCGCTGGAGACGTCGACGCCCGAGGTGCTGCCGATGCCGGCCTGCGGACGGAGGTTCGAGGGGATGGGCTGGACGGTGTGCGCGGTGTTCGGCGCGAGCCAGGCCATCATGCCGCGGGTCTTCGCGACGGTGTCGTCGGAGCTGCCGCGGGCGACGGCCTCCTGGAGCGAACCGAGAGTGCAGTCGATCGAGAAGGCGAGCTCTTCGGCGTCGCGGCGGATCTGGCGCGCGAGCTGAGCCTCGCCGACCTTCTCGGTCCAGCCGGGGAGCTCCTTCGTCTCGTCGGTGACCATGAAGCCCTTGATCGTCCTGAACTTCTGGAGCTGGACTTCGAGGATGCCGTTGGTGCGCTTGGCGAGATTGCTCTCGTCGAAGTCGCCGCCTTCGGCCGCCGCGAGGTTCTGGGCGACGGGGGCCGCCTCGACCTCGATTTCCTGCTTCCACTGCTTCGGCTTCTCGCCGCGCTTGAGGATGGCCTGGATCACGTTCTTGTACCGGGCCGCCCTGATGACCTTGCTGTAGTAGTCGTTGACCTGCAACGTCTGGTCGATTGTGTATACTGCCGCCATTTTCGGATTCCTTTCTTTTGCCGGCTTGTTTCGCCGGGCTTTGGTTATGCCCGCTTCCGGGCGTTTCGCATGTCTGCCGCGATGAAGGCCTCGAGATCGTCTTCGGTTTCGACGTCGAAATCCTCGACCCTCGCGCGGCGGGGTCGCGCTTCCGCCGGGGATTTCCCGGTCGGGCGGTCCTCGCGGACCTCGCGCTTTTTCTTCGGCTTCTCGGGTTTCTTCGCGCCGTCCGGCTTCCAGCCCGCCTTTTGCGCGGCGAGGCCGGTTTCGAAGATCGCCTTGACCTTGGACCTGAGTTCCTTGCGGCGCTCGCCGTAGCGGTCTTTCAGATCGTCCAGTTTAGCGCGGAGCCGTCTCACGCGCTTTCTGACGTCGCCGAACGACAGGTTGATGCCGTCCCCCATTTCCAGCTCGTCGCCGCTTTCGTGCTCGTCGAGCCAGTCCTGGTAGCGTTCGAGAATTCCAGGTATCGACTCAAGGTCCTGGAACGCCTCGGCTTCGTCTTTCGTCATGAGGCCCGGCAGAATTCCGCTCGCTTCCGCAGCCGCGAGGAGGGCGCGTCCGTCGTCCCCGCTTAGCCGTTTCGCGTTCTCCAGCTGCGACTCGAGGTCCTTTGCCCGCGCTTCTGCGGACTTCATTCGCTCGTTGAGCTGGCGGATGCGCTTCTGCGCGCCGCTGCCGTAGGCGGCGTCTTCGCCGTCGTCATCGTCTTCGCCGTCGGCGTTGTCTTCGCCGCCGTCGTCGCCGGTGTCTCCGGTGGCGTCGTCGTCATCGTCGGCGTTGTCGTCATCGTCGGCGTTGTCTTCGCCGCCGTCGTCTTCGTCGCCGTCGTCACGGGTGTCTGTGTCGGCGGGATCGTCGCCGCCGCCGTTTTCGTCGGCTGGCGCGAAGTATGCCGGCATCATGCCGTGTCTGAGCAGTGTCGCTAGGTCCATGTCTCGTCTTTCCTTTTTTGCTTTCTCGCGATTTGCGGCCGTGAGCGCCGTTTGGTGACGCGGAATCCGATTTACGAGCGTCGGCGGTACCGCGATGCCGTCGCGCTCGACACCGGGAATTATAGCCGATTGCAAGTCAAAAATGTTGTCAAACAGCTGCTAAGAGTGATTTTAACGGGTAATTTTACCCATTTTTCACCACCAGACGCGCGTCTGGCGCGTCCCGAAGGCGGCGCGAGGGCGCGCGGCGCGCCGCGAAGCGTTCGCGGACGGACCGGGCGCGGGGTCGCCTGCGACGGTCGCGGCGGATGCCGGCAGCGACCAGCAGTCGCTCATCGTCGCGTAGCGGACGAGATCGACGAAATCTTTTGCCGCGCCTTTCTGTCCGTCGCGGCCTGTGAGCATTTTCAGGCAGGTGATCGCGTTCTGGCAGGAGCGCGCGAATTTGAGTTTCCCGGCGGCGAGCTTGTCGGTCATGCGGCTGTAGCCGACTTCGGTGCGCTGGCCGTCCGAGACGATCCAGCCGGACATGTACTCTTCGAGGTCGGCGAGGAGCGTCTGGGAAGCGACGCTCGAGATCTTCGACTGCGAAGCGGCGCGGGAATCGAGGATGCGGAACTCCATGCGCTCCGCAGCGTCGCTCTCGCCGTCCGCGCCCCAGCCCTCGAGACGCGCGATCTCGTCGCGTATCTGCTCGTAGCCCCAGCCGAAAGAGTTCTGCGCGTCGCCGCGCGCGCCGTCGTTCAGACCGCCGTTGCGGTCCGACTGGACTACCCACGGGCCGGGGACGCCCTCGCCGGGAATCTCGTAGGAGCCCGGCCACTCGCGGTACAGGTAGAGCGTTCCGGTCTCCGGGTCGAAGCCGAACCAGGCGATGCACCAGTTGCGCTCCGGCGCGGGGTCGCAAACCATGAAGCGGACCAGTCGCTTCGGAATGTCCGCGTCGTCCACGGTCGCGTCGTCGATGGCGGAGGTTTTGAAGATGCGGCCTTTGAGGTCGCGGGCCATACCGTAGACGGCCTCGAAGATGCGCTGCTCCGCGTTCTCGTCCGCCATTTTCGCCGCGATGAGTTCGGCGGGGAGTCCGTAGGGGTTGTCGGAGCCGAAGAACCAGACGGCGGCGGCGTCGCCGCCCTGGCACACCGCGACGCGCGGCGTGAAGTCGAAGACGCGGGAGTCCGGGCCGGGACCGGCGAAGCGTCCGTCGCCGGTTTCGTCCAGCCAGGCGAAGCAGTCCTCGGGGCGCGACTCGGGAACGCCGCAGTCGCCCTGCATCCCGGTGCGGCGCCATTCGACGAGCGCTTCGTATTCGCCGCGGGAAAGGTTGAGCTCCGCCCAGGGCATGCGCCCGCCGCCGTCCTTCGGGCGAAGGTAGGCGCGGTGCCAGCGAACGACGTTCGCGCCGTTCAAGAACTTCGCGATCTGCGGCGTGTAGCCGTGAAGGGGCGTGAAGGTTCCGAGGAACACTCCGGCGCGGGAGGTGATTCGGGTTGTCATCAGGTTGTAGAACTCGACGCCGTACTCCTCGTCGAGATGCGCGACGTCGTACTCTACGCCCTCGAGCGCGGCGATCTGCTGCTCGTAAGTGACGAAATTCAGGATCGAGCCGTTCGCGAAAGTGACGCGGGAGCCGGCGAAGCCGTTTTTCGGCGTGTAGCTGATGTTCTCGACAACGTCCTTCGATTTCTTCGTGGCGACGTTCTGCGCCTTCCAGTCGTTCGGCATGTAGTTCCAGGCGCGGGCCATCTGGTTCTGCTTCTGCGTCTTGTGGGTCTGGGCGCCGGAGCAGACGATCTTGCCGTTCTCGCGCAGCGTCTGCATGCAGAACTTCAGCGCGAAGTCCGTCTTGCCGGAGCGGTTGGCGCCCATGATGAGCGCCCTCGTGACGGGATGCGCGAAACCGAGGCGGCGGCGCATGCGCTCCGAGAAATCCTCGGCGGACGCTCCCGCGCAGCGGCGCGCGATCGCGGCTCGTTCGTAGTCGCTCCATGCGGGATTGCGCAGTAGCGCCTTGACGACGTACCAGACCGGCGGCTCGTATCCGAACGAGAAGGGGTCGTCGCGGCGGAGCGCGAGCTGGCGGTCGCGCATCTGCGCGAGCGCGGCGGCCGCGTCGGCTTCGGAGATTCCCTTCGCGGCGGCGAACGCGGCGGTCTGCGCGGCGGTCGCGCTCTGGAGCATCGCGTCGCGGCTCATTGGGCGGGCGCCTTTCGGGGACGCGGCGGATTGATTGCCGCGCCGTAGACCTGGGCGAAACGCGCGAGCGCTTTCAGTCCGCCGCGTATCTCGCGGAGCCGCGCGTCTTCGAGCGGCGAAGGGGACATCAGTTCGCGCTCGAGCTCGTCGTGCACCTGGAGCGCGACTTGCAGCGGAAAGCCGCGATCCTTCGCGTCGGTGCGTCCGAGCCAGAGCGCGACGTCGTCGGGGTTCGCGTCGGGGACGCTGCGCCAGTCGAAGATGTCGGCGGACTTGAGGATTCTGAGACTCATTGCGGGTTTCTCCTGTCTTCGTTTTCGGGTATCCATTCGCCGCGCTTTTTGTCGAAGCGGTGCCATACGCCGCGGATCCATTTCAGCTTCACGACGCCGAGACGGTTCTTGCGTCCGTTCGCGGAGTCGGTTCCGGGCGGCGCGCCGTCGGCGCACATCTCCGGGTAGAGGCGGCGCATGTCGTCCCAGTAGCCGGCGGCCGCGCCGGAGAGGACGTCCGGTCCTTCGGTCGCGACGGCGTTCATCACGGCGTCTATGTGCCAGCCGCCGGTGCGGCCCTCGCCGTGCTTCGCGCCGGCCGCCGCGCGGCGTTCGCGGAGCTCTTTCATTTCGGCTGCGGCGAAGGCGCGAGCGGCGTCCATGCGCTTCTGCGCGGCTCCGAGCTTCTGGCGGTCGACCGTCTTCTTGTGCTTGATTGTCATCTCGCGGCCTCGCTTTCGTTTTCCGCCGTGCGCGCCTCCTCCCAATGCCAGCCGGTGACGTTGCCGCGGTCGTCGCGCTCGCGCACGAAATGGCGCACTTCCGGATGCCTCGCGCGTTCGGCCGCGATGCGGTCGCGCATCTGCGCGAAGGTCTCGCCCATGAGCTTGCAGCCGCGCTGCGGAAGGGCGTTGGTCATTTCGAGCCACCAGTCTTCGGCGGTGTAGGTCCAGTCGTCGCATATCTGCTCGAACTTGCCGACGGGGAGTTTCTTCGTCTTCCCGCCGAGCTGCACTTCGACGTCTTCTCCCTGGGAGTTGCCGGGGCGGAGAAGGAAGTAGTTCGGGAACATCACGAACGGGATTTTGCCGCGTCCGCCCTGCTGGTTCTTCAGGACCTCCACCCACATCGGACGGAGCGCCTTCGCGAGCGCGAGCTGTCCGCGCCGGCGCTCCTCGGCCTTGTCGTGCGTTTCCGAGCGCGGGTCCAAGATGCCGTACTCGATGGCCTTGTCGGCGCGGTCGCCGTAGGCGAGCTGAGTGGGCGGCGATTCTTTCCAGTACTTGCGCATGTCCTCGTCGTAGTAGATGACCGTCACGCTCGACGCGGCGCGCGCGATTTCGGCGGAGTCGCCGATCGCGTCAAGGCCGGGCTCGGCGTACTTGCCCTCGCGGACTTCCTTCTCGAAGGCGCGGGAGAGCTGCGCGAGGCAGACGATCGGGATCCTCAGGCGCTTCGCGATGCGCTTCACCGCCTGCGTCGCGCGCTGGACGCGGGTGTATTCCGGCATCTGGCCTTTCTCGTCCGGAGAGACGAGCTGGATGTAGTCGATGATGACGGCTTTCCAGCCGAGCGTCTTCACGCCACGGTAGCACTGGTACTCGATCGTCTTCGCGCCGTCGTCTTCGCTGAGCCAGACGTTGTCAAGCTTCGCGGCCTTTTCGTAGCCGCGGGCGAACTTCGCGACGTCGTCCGCGCTCGCGCCGAAGTTGAGTTTCGCGAGGCTGACGCGCTCCATGATCGAAGGGTAGCGGTCGAAGAACTGCTCGCCTGCCATGTCGATGCAGACTATGCCGTGCTTGATTCCGCGCTCGTTCCAGAAGACGCTCAGGTCGGCGGCCATCGTGGACTTTCCCTGCGAGGCGAGCGCCGCGACGACGTGCAGTCCCGGCTTCAACCCGGTGAATATCTGGTTGAGCTCGTGCCATGGCCAGGGCAGCCCGTCCATGAACGCCCAGTTGTGCTTCACGAAACGCTCCTCGTGAAGGACGCGCTTCTTTTCGACGCTGCGCTGCATGAAGTCCCCGAGCCGCTTCAGGCCGTTGTCGCTGTCCGCGAGCGTCTCCTGGAAGTCGTGTATGCGCTTGACGAAATCTTCGATCTGCACGCCTATCTCGTCGGGCTTGAGCTGCGAGAGCCATTCGGCTGTCATCTTGTGGACCTTCGTATAGACGGCCCGCGATTTCAGCGCGGCGAGGTAGTGGTCGAGATGCGCGAGCATCGCGCCCGATTCCAGCAGCTCGTCGAAGAGTCCAGCATACCCCTGGCCCTCGTTCGCCTCGTACGCTTCCTTGACGTGGAAGTTGTCGAGAACGCGGTGGACGCGCCATGCGGTCGCGATGGCCTCGAAGAACTGCTTGTGCCGCAGGTCGCGGAACCAGTCGCCCTTGACGCCGAAGCGCTCGATGGAACTCATCGCGAGATTCGCCGTCGCCGCGTCGCCGCCGATCTGGTCGGCGAGCACGCCGAGAACCATCACGTCTGCGGAAGCGAAATCGTTCTGTGTCATGCCGCGTCTCCCTTCCGCAGGGGCGCGCCGCCTTTTTTGTTTTCGGTTTTCATTTTTCCGTTTGTCCTTTCCGGTTGTGTCAGACTATCTCCGCGCCGCACTCGCCGCATCCCCTGCCTTCGGCGGGAGCCGCTTTCTTGCGCGGCGGCTGCAAATACTTCTCGTCGGCCAGCCACTTCGAGATCTTCCCCGGCGCGTACTGCCAGTCGTCCGCTTTCCACGCCGCAGTCCACGCCGCGAGGCCGTCCGTGATCTTGCGCTCCAGCTCGTCGGCCTTGCCGCTGTCCGCTTCGCCGTCTTCGCCGGCCGCGCAATTTTTTCGGACGATCGGGAGAAGGCATCTCTTCAACGCCCGCTCGTTGACCCTCATGTGGCCGAACGCTTCGCTCGCGGCGACGAGCGCGGCGAGATCCTCCACGACCCTCGCGACTGTCCCGGTCCCGGAAGCCTCTCCCCCGGACGTCTCCGGCGCCGGTGCCGCGTCCTTCTTGACACGACCCGTCTTCTGCGGCTTCCCGCAAGATACGTTTTTGGAGGACTTTCCGCCCCCCTTGGGGGGCTTATAGGGGGATATATATTTATCTTGCCTATGGATATGGGTTGAAGTTGTAGACAATTGATTTGAATTGTTGTCAATTGATGGCAATTGATTGTTGCTTGCGTCAATGTCGGTCAATTTCCGCTTTGCTTCACGGGCTCTTCTGGCCTCTTCCTTCGCGCTCTCGCGATGGCTGTTTATTGCCTTGTAGCGCACGGAATTGACGCGCTCGAACCCCGCTTTCAGCGACTTCGCGAACGAGCCGAGAAGCACGTTCTTGACGGGCGTGTCGAACATGACGGCGGCGAGTATGTCGAAGCGCTGCTCCTTCGTCAGGCCCTCGTCCTGAAGCATCACCTTCATCTCGCGCGTGACGAGCGTTCCCAGCTCCTCCTGCGATTTCTTTCTCATATCAGACTTGCCTCCTGTTTTGCGGTAGAACGCGCCTTTGCCTTCGCCTCTGCCGCTTCCCTTGAATACCGCGCTTCGAGCCTCCGGATGGCGCACAGTCTGGCCATGAGCCGGCGGCAACGCTCGCGCTTCTTGTCTCCGGGCGCGTCAACCCACATGCGAAGGTACAGGCCGTCGTGCGCCACTTGAAGGAGGCCGTCTTTTTTGAGTCGCTGCGCGGTTGTCATCCAGTTCGTTCCCAGTGTGCTGTTGGCTTCTTCCACGGTCATTTCAAGTTTGTTCTTGAATATCTCCCGGACGATTATCAACAGCCCGATTTCGGCGAGGCTACGCCTCGTCGCACGTATCTCTGACAGCCACTTCGTGCCGCGCATCGTCAATACCTCGCTTGGTTTACGGACGCTTCCCAGGCGATCTGCGCGCCGTAGACGCGGCAGTCGAAGATCTCGTCGAGGCACATTTCGCCGGAGTCGGGGACGGTCACGATCTTCCGCTCGCCGGTGGCGACTATCTCTGCGGTCACGCGCTGAGCGTTCGGCCATGTGCTGACGAGTTTGCAGGAAACCACCCCGTCGTTCTCTTCGATGGGCTTCATGGACGCGAGAGCGGCTTCAGGATCGATGCCGGACTGCTTCGCCCTCTCGGATACCCACGCCGTTGTCATGCCGGCGTGAAGCCCCGCAAAGCCCCAATTCACGCCCAGCGTCTCCCGGATGCGCGCGGCGGCTATCGCGCGGCGGTGGATTCTCAACGCCCTGCACACGTCAACGTCGCCGTAAAGGGGACCTTGTACGGCCCCGCGCTTTTTTGTCGCGGGAACGGATGCCGGCGCGTCCGCCTTTTTTTCAGGAAACGGCTCGGCTAACGGCTTGCCGCCGTTTGCGATTACCTTCTTGAATACGCCTTTTCCCATGACTGGATTCCTTTCGTTGGTTTGTTGTTCTGTGAATGCATTTATATGCTACACGCCCCCGCGCGCGCCCCCCGCCACCCCCCCCGCCCCCATGTGGACAGGGGGCGCCGAAGGTTCGCAGATGCCGCTTTCCGGCGCGTCATCGCACAAACTACTGCACAAAATACCGCTATTTATTGGGGTTTTTGGGAAATTGTTGCTCACTTCAAATGCGCGCGCACAATTTTCGGCATCCGTTTCGTGCCCGATTTCGCCGCCGTTGGCCGTCGCGCTTTTTTTCTCCGCGTCCAACCCATTGATAGCATCCTCGTACGCCATTGCGTCGATAATGGTCCCTTTGCCTGTATCATCGTTGCCGCTCTGCCTGTCCGTGCCGTTCCTCGCGGCCGGAGCGTTCTCCAACTTCGACAAAATACTTGTTATTTCAACTATACTCAAATCTTTCGCGTATTTTTCATCATCTAGCCGTTCCATTATGAGGTCCGTGAGACGGGCTAGTAGTATATCTCTCTGGGACTGCCTTCTTGAATTTATCAAAAAAGCGGCGCGCGGGTTTGACTGCGACTCCGCTATCACCATGTCGCGTATTGCGCTGACGCACTGGGAGTTCATTGAAAACAGATCTGCGCAAAGGCTGACCGGCAGCTTGTAGAAAAACAAAGCGCGGACGACGCTCTGGAACACTCTCGGGTATTCCTTGCGTATGCGTATGCCTGTATACTCCTTCGCCGTGAAGTTCTGCGCTCCCGCACGGTCCACGTCGGGCAATACCAGGTCCTCGAAGCCGGGAAGGGCGTTTGTGCCGGTGTCAACCTCCATACGCCGTAGCCCTTTCCTGTGCGGTCATCCAGTCCAGAAGGGCGGTCCTGCGCACTAGACGCCGGTTGCCGCGTGGCTTGACGAATCTCAATCCCAGGCGTCCTTTGGTTGCCGACCAGACGTCCATGTTGTGCAGTATCGTATGCACCGACAATCCTGTTATGCGGGCCGCCGCGCTCGCGCTCAACAGTTCAATTTGCGAATCGTGCACCATTTCGTGCTCCTTCCTTGCGTACCGAGATTATAGACAGGTCTCTCATTGCCGCGAAGTCGCGCGGCTTCGGTCTCGAGTAGCTGCGGCCGTCCATGACGACGCGGAATCTCGTATTTCGTACCGCCTTTGCCCTCGTCGGCGCGAGCGTCCTGCGCGTCCCGCAGTCCGTCGCGACCGTCCACCAGTAGAGTTCTTTCGCCATGCCGCGCTCCTTTCGTTCAACCGCAGCGTCCCCGCGTTATCACGCGCTGTCCGTTCGCGTCCCGGCGTTCTGCCGTGCGCACATTCGGGAACGCCGCCCTGTACGCTCTGTCGCGCTCCTGGAGACGTGCTTTCAACTCGTCGCGTTCCTTCCGCGCCTTGCGTTCCATCATGGCTGCCGAAAGCTCCTGGTAGAGCTTCGACGAGCCGACGCCGTGCGGCTTGCCGTGGGTGGATTTCGTCGCCCCGAATTTGAGCCGCATCTCCTTCGCGATCAGGCGGCACTCGTCGGAGCAGTACATTTGGTTCCCGTGCGCTAGCGTGAAGATGCGTCCGCAAGCCGGACACGTCGTGGTGTCGCCCGCCATCGGCTTGCGCAACGTCCATTTTCCGTCGATACATTCGCGGACCATGCGGGTTTTTCTACTCACCTCGCCCATATCATAGCCTTTCCCTGCTGGCGTGCCGTCCAGGCCGCGTTGCCGCTCTGCGCCTCTGCGTCTCTGCGGGAAACCTTCGCCTTGCACCCGAAATAGTCGGCGAGTTTTTGCCACTCCGCCGCGACCTTCGTTATCGTCTCGTTCGCCTCGCTCATTCCGCGCTCCTTCCCTTGGCCTAAGCCGACTTCCTCCCGGGCGCCTTGAACAGCCCCGCCTTCCTGTGCCGCTTGTGCTCGGCCTTCAAACATGCCGCGATCTCTGCGGCCAGCTCCCAAATCTCCCTCGGCGCGGCGGCGTTGTGTTTCAGATAGCACTGCCGCACTCCCCACGTCTTCCTGTCGATCTCGATGTCGCAAAAACTCTTCGCGCGATCCTTCAACATCACGATCAACCGGTCTCCCGTGGCGATTCCCCGCCCGTACATCCCGTTCCCGACGCAGTTGCGCATCTTCTTCCCCTCGGCCAACAGCTCCTCCTGCGTCTTCGCCAGCACTATCGCGTACCCGGTGCCGCGCAACGTCGCCGTCCTCTCGATCGACTCCTGGAACGCCGCGATCTCCGCCGCGCGTCTGGCCAACATCTTCTCCATCTTCGCGCGCTCGGCGCGTTCGCGCTCCGCCTCCCGCCGCGCACATTCCTTCTCCAGCTCCTCCAGCCTCGCCATGAACGCCTTGCGCCCGCCGCGCACCGGCGGATACAGCGTCCCTTCGTTCCGCAAATCCAGCCCGGCGTCGAAGGCGTGTTCGATGTACCGCCCGTACTCGTACGCGTCCACCTTCCATTTCTTCAGCAGCCCCGCGAGCCTCTCGTAGTCGAGTTTCAGTTTGATGCCGGCCCGGTCGTCCCCCGGCCACCTAAGATGAGTTCGCGTGCTGTCCAGCTTGTAGCTGAGATTATGGACGAGGTCGTAATGCCGACGCGCCTCCTTGAGCGTCGTGCCGTGTCTTGCCGCCCAGAGAACATACCTTACCGGCGGCGTGAAGTCCTGCTCCCGCAGCATCTCCGCGTTGTCCTTCGCCCAGGCGAACACGCGCTTGTCCTTCAGCGCCTTGAGCCCGGCCGGGTTTATGAAGCAATACAGCCCCGCCTTCGCCAGCAGCTCGACCTTCGGCTCCCGGCGGTAGAGCGTCAGCCATTCCATCAGCCCCGTGCTGCCCGGCGCGTCGTCGGCATACTGGCAGTATTCGTACCGCGTCCCCTTCAACGCCCCTGGATTCACCGTACAGTCGTACGTGCCGTTCAGGCCCGCCATTCCGTACTTGAACTTGCTGTGTTCGAGTGCCTCGTCCACCGTCTTGCCTATCCTGAATCTCTCCCCCGCGCGCGCCTTCCGCTTGCCAATATCGCTCCGCGCCCAGTCTACAATCCATCCGGCGCACCTCCTGTAGTGCAAATCCCTGTACTCCAGACTCCCCGTCTCCGGGTACATCCAGATGACTTCCTTCGCGACCGGCACGTAGTTCGCGTCCAGCCTCACCGCCACATTCACGATCGCGACTTCGGACCGCCCGTCCGGTTTTGCGCCGCGCCGTCCCCGGTGCGGTTTCTCCACCACGATGTAGTTGTACCTGTTCGTCCGCCGGCCGATCGTCTTCTCCTCGTTCCGGAGCCTGTAGTCCTCCCGCGCCTCGCGGTCGAACTCCACAACCTCCGCCATCTGCTTCTTAGTAAGCATCATTTCACCTCGCCTTCGTCCACGAGTCTCACGCGATCGCCGATGAATAGCACATACCGCGCCTTCTGAAACTCTCCCAGCTCTTTGTGCTGCACGGGCACATCTGCGCCGTTGATTGTGAAGATCACGCCCTCGCCGCGTCCGGCGATGAACCACATGCGCGGAGAGAAGCGTCCGTAGCCGTTCTGGAACTCCAGCACCGGCGTCTTGCCTTCGTGCATGCGCTTTGCCCAGTTCGCGATGCGCGTCCGCCAGTATGGCGTCGCCTCGCGGAACTCGACCTTCTTCATGCCGGAGTCGATTATCCTGTACCAGTGGCTCTTCAAACCGAGGTGCAGGACGGCGCACTCGCTTCGTTTCAGCCTTCTCATTTCCCACCGCCTTTCTTCAGCATGAGCGCCTCCACCCCGCTTTCCTGTTCCGTTCCCGAGGCGTCAGCCTCGGTCCCGCTCCCAACTCCTCCACTCACCGACTCACCAACTCCTCCACTCCCGACTCCCGCCGGCGTTTCCAGCATCTCGAAGAAGAAGCCCTGCTGCTGTTTCGGCTTCTTCGCCTTGGCCTTCGCCTTTGCCCGTTCTTTCTTCTTCAGCTCGCGAAGCTCCGCCTTTGCCTTCGAGCTGCCATGCGAAACCCGTTCTTCAAGCCGCTCTTTCCTCGTCGTCGGCTTCTTCGGCTTGGCCTTGCCTGTATCGGAGCGGGCGGCTTTAGCCGCCTTCTCCCAATCCCCCGGCACATCCTCGAACCAGTGCATCGCGATCGCATACACCACGGCCGGGTCGATGTGTCCGCTCGATCCATGCAGCGCCTTCCTCGCGACCGCCTCGATGAACTTCCAGCACATCGCCGCCGTCTTCTTCTCAGCCTTGCACCGCGCCTTCAGCTCGTCCGTCGCGTTCTTCTCGAAGTACGTCTCGATCGCCTTGACGGGATCCGTCGGGTCGATGTCGGCCGCATCCTTGATGAAACACGTGTACGCCTCTTCCACCCAGTCGCGCTTCACCGTTCCCGTTTCCGGCTTTTCCGTTTCCGTCTCGCCCTGTTCCGTTTCCGAATCAGCCTTTTCCGTTTCCGTTTCGGGCTTTCCCGTGTCCGTCTCGCCCGGCCTGTTCGCGGCCTTCTCCTTTTCCGAGAAACCTTCGGCCTCCAATGGCACACCGTCACCATCCAATTCCACCTCGGCGGGCTTGTCGGAGTCCTGCGGCGCGGCATTCTTGCCGTGCTCGGCCCGCCCCTCGTAATAGGCCACTTGTTCCGGTGTCATGTCCGTTTCCGGAATATACCGGCCGTCGCTTATCTGTATCATCCGTGCCATCCCTCAGCCCTCCTTCCTGTAGGGCATCACCACCGCCACCCACGGCAGCCCCGCGACCGTCAGCTTCAACGGACCCGTCCCGCTGTCGTACCCGAGCTCGAACGTGTCTTCGTCTATCGACTCCAGCGCGTCTTGCATCAGTTTCGGATTGACCGTGAACTCCACGCTCTTCGCGTCCCCGGTGAAATCCACCCCCGCGACGAAATTCACCTTCGCCGCCATGTCGGTCCCCGACGCCGAAAACTCCATACCGTCCTTCGTCAGCGCGACGTCCACCATGCTGCCGCCCTCCAGCCGGTCCGCCGCGAGCGCCGCCCGCTTGAGCCCCAGCAGAAACAGCCCGACGTCCACCTTCGCCGCGTGTACCGTCACCGGCACTATCCGACTC